AAGAAGAAGAATCGTCTGTTACGAGCATGATTTTTTTCCTCTTATCAGGAGGTAAATATTTAAATTCTGAATTCATATAACTTGTTTTAATTTTTTTAATCTGTTGCTTCAATATCAATATTAGTATGACTGTGGAGTTTTTTTCTAAACTCAGGATCTGTTAAGTATAAATGCATTGCTCTATCTGCTAATTTCTGCAGTGAGAATTTATATTTAACACATGATATTCTAAATTCATCCCATATTGTGCTATTAACTTTTACACTTGTAAGAACTTGTATGTTTTTCATATATTTTGTTTTAATTGTTATATATAAATATATGTGGAGATATTAAAATTGCTCTTTTGTTAAAATTTCTTTACCTTTTGAACATAAGTCAGGTTTATCAGCAAAAAAACAATACATGCAATTATCTTTACTTGGATTCACTTCATGTTTTGTATTTTTATATTCTCCATTTTGTTCAAACACTTTATCAATAAAGTCATAAACAGCTTTTGATGCTTTACCTGATTTAATCTTTCCACTTAATGGTGAAAATGTTTGAATACGACTTTGAGGATATTCTGATTTTTCCCATATTTTTCTTTTTACAATAAAGAATTCTATTTCAACATTATCTACAGGAACATTAAATATCTGACTAAAGTATTGTTTATATAATATTAATTGGAATTGCTTGATTTCATCTTTTTTATTTTTATCATTCCATCCTCGAGTACTTGTTTTGATATCTATAATCTTAAAAGTATTTGTTGGTTCATGATATAATACTAAGTCAAGATAACCTTTATATATTATATTTTTATAGTCAGGGTGGGGTGGTAATTGAATTGGTATTTCACACCCAACCAAATGCCATCCTTTTTTATCGAAATATCCTCCTTTCTTTTTTTTAAAGAATTTTATAATTTCTAAACCATCATCATAAAACTCTCTTAGTTCTTCAGGAGTACTAAAATGAACTTTTTGATTTGATTCATATCCGCTTTTATAAACTTCACTTAATCTATCTTGAAAGTAAGATTCTATATCAATTCTATCAGCTTCAGCTCCACTTTCTTTATAAAATACAGTAATATAATTTTGTAAGGTTTCATGTAACGCTGTTCCAAAAGTAGCATGAATTGATGGTTTAAAACTATAATTTCCTTCTTTATATTGTAACTCCCATTTTTTAGGACAAGACATAAACATAGACATCTGACTATAAGATATTGTTTTTACAATATTCTTATCTAATTCTGGAAAGCTATGTTTCTGAATTTCCTTTATTATTTTTGGTATTTGTTTTTTCAAAATTTATTTTTTCCATTTGTTTCGTAAAACCATCATTGCTATTATCCCGTAATTAGATAAGTCAATAAAGCTATCAATCATTGATTCACCTTTAACATAATTTTGTCCATCACGTTTAATTAAGTTTTTTAAACGATTGATTTTATCATTACATCGTAACCAAATACCAGTTATAGAAAATTTAACATCTTCTTCGTTTTCTAATGTTGAGCCTAAAGCTATATTTTGTATACCATAATCCATCATTTTAGAAGCAAATAATCTATATTGTTCTTGTTGAATTTGTTTGAATTCATTAGATAATTGAGGATAATTAGTTTCAAACTCATTTACAATATTTTTCCCAAAATCAGGATATAGTTCACTATTCTTTGTCATATAATTAAATCTTTTAAAAGTTTTTTCTGTTCTTTTTCATCTACACCATGTCTGGTTAAAATATCTGTGATACCTTCTTTACCTAGAAAGTAAATATATTCTTTTGCTTCTCCAAGCGAAATAGCATATTCTTTTGCTACGTACTGTAATAAAACATCTGGATTAGATTTTTTGTTTGATTTGGTATATTTTAACCAAACATTTCTCTTAGGTATTATGCTACAGTATATTTTGTATACTTTTTCTTTTTCAGTATAGGGGATTGTTTGAACATAGTTAACTATGTCAATGTATTCTTGACTCATTGATAAGTAACGATTTATCATATAAACATTAAATGAAGCTTTATCATCTTCACTGAATGAGCTCCATTTATGTTTATTTAGAGTAATCTCTTTTAACCAGTCAAATAATGTAAGATTACTGTGGGGTTTCAAATTCTTCTCTTAATTCTTTAGGTAATAACTCAGTTAAAATAGCTCCGCTTTCTATATCATAAAATACAGGTATAGGCACTATAGCGTCTTCTGACGTTCCAGATACAAATTTAGAAATTTTCTTTAATATTACACCTTCAGCAAATATACAGTTACCGTTGGGTGAATAAATTGTTTCTGCTGATTTTAAATCAATGTTCAGCTTCATTTGTTTTTGGTTTTCCATTTTATTTTAATTTATTTTAATTGTTTTGAATAAAAGAATAGATATGATTTTACTAATTAAAGCGCAGAAACAAATTTCCTGATCAATTCTTACAACAGAATGATATCTGTATTCTTCGATTAAGATAATTATTTCTCCAACATTATTTTTAGTGTATTCATCTATATTGTCGTATAAAAACCTGTAAAGGTCAGTATAATCACTTAAATCAGCATCTGCTAGTATTTGGCGTACTGTGTTAAATGCAGTTGATTTTGGGTTTTTAAGCACTTCTAATATTTGATTCTTATAGTCATCAGATACGGTTATAGAACTATCTAATTTGATTTCATTATTGACAGTATATTTTTGACATGCATTGATTATACGTCTAAAATCAGGATAGAATTTTTTAATTATACTAACAACATCTTCAGGTGTGTGTTTAATGTCTTCAATATTTAATATATTGTCTACATGTTTAGCTATAACCTTTTTAGATGGTGGTTCTAAATCAAATTCTTGACATCTGCTACGAAGTGGTTCAATTAAACGTTCTGGATAGTTACCTGTTAAGATGAAACGAGTATTTATACTATACGTTTCCATCATGTTAAGTAACATTACTTGTGATGCTTGAAGAATATGAGTTGCTTCATCCAGTATTACTATTTTAAGAGGTTTAAATGATCCAGCTGAAGCGAATGATCCAACTTTATCCCTCATAACATCTATACTTCGTTCATCAACAGCATTAAGAAATAAATAATCACAATTAATATTATTTGCTAATATTTTAGCTAAGGTTGTTTTACCTGAACCTGGTCTTCCAGCTAATAAGATATGAGGTATATCTTGATTATTTATAAATTCTTGAAATTTATCTTTATTTCCGTCTGAGCAAATATAGCCTTCTAAAGTATCAGGACGATATTTTTCGTTTAATATTGTGTGCTGTTTCATAACTTTTATTTTTTTTGTTTTAATGATCTCCGTAAATGTTATACTTTAATGGTGGTGGTTCTACTGTTTCTTCATCTATAACATATAATTTACCACCAAATGGATCTAACATGAATTTAACATGCTTTTGAATTATATTAAAATACATGTCTAAGGTTATAGTGAGGGAAGAATATATCTTCCCATCACTTAATAACTTCCATGTATCACCTTTGCCTACTTGTCTTTCAGCTATTTGTACATATTTTTCTTTCATACCTTAAATTTAATACATTCCTCCCATATCTCCAAACCCTTCATTAGATTTCTTTTCTTCAGGTTTATCAACAATGGTTGCTTCTGTTAATAAAACAACACCTGCTACTGAAGCTGCATTTTCAAGAGCACAACGTGTTACTTTAAATGGATCAATGATACCGGCTTCTTTCATATCGTTAAAGCATTCTTGTTTTAAATTCCATCCATACCAATGATTAAAATGAGTTACTGAGTTAAGTGAAGTATAGATATTTTCTTGTTCGTAACCAGCGTTTGATAGGATTTTCTTGAATGGTGCTGAACATGCTTCCCAAACGATTTTGGAGCCTATATTATCTCTAAGATTGATTCCTTTTCGAGCATGTAATAAAGTAACACCACCTCCAGGTACAATACCTTCTTCAATAGCGGCTTTAGTGGCATGTAAAGCATCATCTACTCTATCTTTCTTTTCTTTCATTTCAGTTTCAGTATTTCCACCTACATGAACAATAGCTACACCACCAATAAATTTAGCTAAACGCTCTTGAAGTTTTTCTTGTTCAAATAAACTTTTAGAGTTTTCAATTTGAATTTGTAATTCTTCAATTCTTCTATTTATAGCTTCTTCATCACCTTTACCATCAACAATTGTTGTAGTTTCTTTCTGAATAGTAACTACTCTTGCTTTTCCGAACCAGTCAGTGTTGAATTTTTCTAATTTCATTCCTTTTTCACTACTAACAACTTGACCTCCAGTTAATATAGCGATATCTTCAAGAATAAGTTTTCTTCTATCTCCAAAATCTGGAGCTTTGACAGCACATACTTTTAAAATGTTTCTAGCTTTATTAACAACAAGTGTAGCTAATGCTTCTCCGTCAATATCTTCAGCTATAACAAGTAATGATTTATTTTGAGATGATACATTTTCTAATATAGGTAAAAGTTCTTTTACTTGATTGATTTTTTTATCTATAATAAGGATTAATGAATCGTTTAATGTACTTGTCATTGAATTATTATCAGTAACAAAATATGGTGATTTATAACCTCTGTCAAATTGCATTCCTTCTACAGTTTCAAGATATGTTTCACCTGATTTGCTTTCTTCAATGTGTACTACACCTTCACGACCTACTTTTTGCATCGCTGTTGCGATTAATTCACCTATTTCAATATCGTTGTTTGCTGAGATTGAAGCGATTTGTTTAAGTTGATCTTCAGATGAAATATTTTCTTTAATTTCAGTTTTAATAAAATCAATTACTTCCTTTACAGCTTTATCAATACCACGTTTAATTTCAACTGCGTTAGCTCCATTGTTTAATTGATTTAAACCTTGTCTAATCATTTCAGATGCTAATAAAGTAGAAGTAGTTGTACCATCACCAGCAATATCAGCTGTTTTAATAGCGGCTTGTTTAACCATTTGTACTCCTAATTCTTCAATTGGATCTTCAAGTGAAATAGATTTAGCTACTGT